TCGAATCCGTTCCTCTCGACGTAGTAAAATGGGTACGGTGTTGGGACTTGGCTGCCACAGAGAAGGATACCACATCGGGCGATCCTGCATACACGGCAGGCGTTCTCATCGGAAAGAGAAAGAACGGACGGTATGTTATCGCCGATGTTATCAACAGGCAGATGTCCGCAGCGGATGTTCGCCAAACCATAAAGCTCACCGCTCAGGCTGACAGAGCGCAGTATCAGCGCGTGAGAATCAGGCTCCCGAAGGATCCCGGTCAGGCTGGTAAGGAACAGGCGGAGTCCTACATCAAGTTTCTTGCAGGCTTCAACGTAACAGCGGTAGCCGAGACGGGAAGCAAGGAATCAAGAGCCGAGCCAATGGCGGCACAATGGCAGGTAGGAAACTTCGACATTGTGTACGGTCCTTGGAACGAGGAGTATTTGCATCAGTTGGAGAATTTCCCCGACGGCAAATTCAAAGATATGGTTGACGCCTCCGCAAACGGCTTTGCGGAGTTGGAGGTCAACAATACATTCGATGTCAGAAACTTGGTATGATATGATACCGGAAAGAGAGGAAGCAAATGGATAGTAGCGAAAAGGGAATGTCGCAGTTGGAACGCATCCAACATTACGCGAACATTATCCAAAAGCAGACCGGTAAGGCTGTTCGCTCATACCGTGCGGACGGCTATGTAAATATGCTGAACAAGTACGGAACATCGAAAGACACGAGCGAGCACTACCACTTCGAGCCTGAGCCTATGATCGGCGACGATGTATTGTCGATGTTCTATGAAGGCAACGGCTTGTTCTCGAAAATCATTGATGCCCCCGCAGAGGAGGCAATCAAGCACGGATTCGAGTTTGAGGGCTTGGATGATGAGGAGGTCAAGAACTTCTTCAGGGAAGCAGGCGAGGAACTCGACATCGACGAAACGGTTGCAACGTGCTTGAAATGGAGCCGCCTTTTTGGCGGCTGTATTGCTGTTATGCTCATCAACGACGGCAGAGGGATCGAGGAACCGCTCGACTGGAAAAACATTCAGTCTATCGACGACATCCGCATCTACGACCGTTCGTTGGTTCAGCCTGATTACAGCAATATGTTCTCGTATTCTCCAGAAGACCCCTTCCGCACGAGAGGAAGCCGGATGGGTATGCCCGAGCGGTATTACGTTTTCAGCAGATACGGCAATTTCACGGTACACGAAAGCAGATGCCTCATCTTCCAGAACGGCAAGCTCCCCGAGAAATGCACGAACTCCGTGTATCAGTTCTGGGGTATGCCCGAATACGTCAGATTGAGGAGAGCGATTCGCGATACCGAGCTCGCCTATGGTAGCGGACCAAAAATGCTCGACCGATCCATACAGGCGGTTTACAAGATGAAGAACCTCTCCGAAGTTCTTGCGACGGCAGACGGTGAGGATGCAGTTGTCAAGAGGCTTCAGGTCATTGATATGGCGAGAGGGCTTCTCAACAGTATCACGATCGACAGCGAAGGCGAAGATTACGATTTCAAGCAGTTCCAGTTCAATGGTGTCGCGGACATCATCAGCCAGAGTTGTGCGTATCTCTCCGCACTGACCTCTATACCGCAGAAGATCCTGTTCGGTTCAGGAGCGGGCGGATTCGCAAACGAGGACGAAACCAGTATGCAGACTTGGTACGATTTCGTTGAGAGAATCCAACGTATTCAGGTCAAGGCTAACCTGCGCTACCTGTTCTCCATCGTCGCTCAGGCTGGCGTTTACACAGGCGAGCTTCAGGAAGTACCGACCATCAAGATCAAGTTCAATCAGCTCAAAACGATGAGCGAGAACGAGGAGGCGGACCTCGAACAGAAGCGCGTCAATATTCAGCAGGCAAGAGCGAATACCGCCAAGATCTACGTCGATATGGGCGCGATTGATCCTACCGAAGTCAGAGGCAAACTTGCCGAAGACGGAGAGTACAACGTGGAGCAGATCCTCGACGGTCTTGAAGAGGACGAACTGTTTGCGGCAATCGAGGAGCAGGCTCTCGCAGAAGAACAGGCTTTAGCAGAGTCTATGGGAGGCAATTCTCCCGATGCGGCACCTGCGGCAACGAAGCAACCCCACGAAATGAATGGTGAGGACATCCTGCAAAAAGCCCGGGAGCAAGAGCAAAATGCCGATGATACAAATACACACCCGACCGACAAAAGAGGCGGTGTGGGCGTAATTGTGGCTCACAACGGCAAAATCTTGTGTGGTATCAGGGCAAACGATACAGGAAGCGGTCTTTTGTGCGGTCCCGGAGGTCATATCGAGGAGGGAGAAACTCCCGAGCAGGCTGCCATCAGGGAATCACAAGAAGAGTTCGGCATCACGCCCACGGAGCTCATCGAGATCGGTCTCGGTCCCGCCGAACCTGAAACGGGTATCACGCCCCACGTTTTCCTCTGTACCGCATACGAGGGAGAAATCGAGACAAGAGACGGCGAGATGAGAAGTCCGCAGTTCCTCAGCCTCGACGAGATTATGCAAATGAAAGCGGCTCTGTTCCCGCCCTTCATCGACGGTCTCGAAGTAATGCTCGGGGCTTTTAACGAAGATGAGAGCACCGAAGATGACGAACCCGATGTGGAATGGGTGGAAGCGGACGGCATAGAGATGCTCGTTCCTCGCGTCAAGGACGACGATGAGCTACTTGACGAAAAAAACCAGTCAACAAATCCGATTATTTCCGAAAACCCTATTGACAAATCCGCACCCACGGGTATAATAAAGTCAAAGGAAATCACAGGAGACAACGATGATGGTGGCCCCGGAAGTGGGAATCACGGTCATAAAGGGGTCAAAGGTCAGGTTGGAGGCTCTGCACCTGAAGGCGCGGCAAGCGAAGCAACAAAGTTCAAGACCTCGGGAACATCAATGGAGATTTCCTCGGACCTGTCTTTGAAATACGGCAAGAAAGGCAAAGCAACAGCCACGATAAAGCAAGGCAACAAGATTGAAGGCATTTACTCGTTCGCGGGCAAGGGCTCGACGGAAAACCTTGTGGTTTCAGGGCTTCTTGCACAGCAGTTCGGCGGTGAAGCAAAAGACTGGTCGCACAAGTGTGGTTTTGCTCCTATCATCTGTCCCAACGGGGAAGAGATGGACGGAGCCGAAATACATTGGTTTGAACACGACGATGTTGGTCAAATCAAGTTCAAGGTCAAGTACAGGGAGGAAGGCGATAGTTGATGAAAGCGAGATGGATCGGAGAAGACGATGAGCTCTGTCTCCGCAACGGAAAAGTTTACGATGTGATCGCCACCAAGGCGGACGGAACACTGTTCGCAGTCGTGGATGAAACAGGTGAATCGTACCTTTATCCCGCCGAGGAGTTCGAGGTAGTCGAAGAATAAAAACATAACAGAATATCGAATGAGCAGAACACCTTAACGGGTGCTCTGCTTTTTTGATGCTGTAATATAGGAGGAAACGATATGAATCAGAAGAAAGCAAAACGCTTACGCGCAGAAGCACGTGCAGAAGCCAGAGCGAAATTCGCTCACGACCACATAGTATGGGAACGAAGTCGTCCCTCTCGCCTTTTCTTCATTCGATTTTTGAAATGGAAGAAGAGCGAGCCCAAGGAGAGCGACTATGTTTGAGATCAGCACCGAGCTGAAGGCACTCGCCGACAAGGTGATCGCCAAGTACGGCAGATTCAAGCCCATCACCGACAGCGGTTGCCGCATCGCCTATCAGTACGCCGACAAGGAAAAGAAGAGCGGAGGCAGAACCGTCTATGCGGATACCACGAAGGTGTCCGATAAGTTGAAGGCTATCGCCCAGTATGATTTCCTCATCACGTTTTACAAACCGAGCTGTGCGATGCTCAGCGAGGAGAAGATGGAAACGCTGATGCGCCACGAGCTCGACCACGTTGGCGTTGAAGATGGCAAATTTAGAATCGTTCCCCACGATGTCGAGGACTTCGAAGAAATCCTCAAAGAGCAGGGAATGAACTGGATTATTTAACCCTCGGAAACCCTGCAAAAAGCTCGGGAAGGAGTGGCAAGGCTTGAACAATAAACAACACCAACAAATGGTTCAAGAGGCGGTCAAGAAGAAATTTCGCGGCTCCAAGCCTCTTAAAGCGAGGGCTATCCCACGCTACCCCGATTCAGCCGAAAGGGAACTGCAAAGGATTGCGAGAGGGTACAATCGCTTGCTCTATTCGATTTTGAAAGAGCATCTCCCGTCTATGATGGCGGCTTATAAGAAAGAGCGGAGAGGAGACTCCAGATTCGATGACGCGCAGGATCTCGATGGAGAAATCCGTCGCGAGTTCCGCAAGATCGCGGAGGAATTGGAGCAGAAAGCCTCGCAGTATGGTCTTGATAAGCTCATCGAAAAGACGGCGAATATGACGAAGAACTCCTCCATTAAGGAATGGAAGCGAGTGATTCACAACACCCTTGGGGTTGACCTGCTCGATGACTATTACAGCGGAGGTCAGTACGATGAATCGTTGAGGCGATGGATTGATGAAAACGTCCTGAAGATCAAGACCATTCCATCAGAAACGCTCGATACGATGCGCGATGTCATCCGTGAAGGATACCTGAACGGCAAAACGATACGCGACATCACCGCTGCCATTCAGCACGAATACGGCGTATCAAAGAACAAGGCAACCGCTCTTGCAAGAGATCAAATTTCGACCCTGAATTCGCAGATAACCCGTATGCAACAGATGGACGCGGGTTGCACCAAGTACATTTGGTCGGATTCGCACGACAGCCGTGTTCGAGATTGCCACAAGGCTCTTGGCGGTCACACTTTTAGTTGGGACGATCCGCCTGAAATGTGGTATATGAGCAAGACCAAGGGAAAGGTTTACACAGGGAGAAAGTGTCATCCCGGAGAGGATTACGCTTGCAGATGTGTAGCGATTCCCGTGTTCGATTTTGACACCATTGATTTGCCTATAGCCATTGAAGTAAAGTAACCCACGCGAAATGGAGAAAGGAGGTAGCACGTTGCGGTGAAAGAACTCATCAAGGTTTTTATCAGGTACGACAGCGAAGGCAGAACAGCCTGCATCTGTTTGAGAAAGAACAAGGCTTGTTTGAGAACCGATAAGAAGTGCTCCCTTGAAATAGTCGAGAGAGACCCATATCGCGGTTGGGAGCTTGCTTGTGAGGTTGACAAGTACGGAAAGTCGAAACTGAAATGAAATTTGTTAATGGAAAGAGCCGTGATTCTCCTATGATGGAGACAGGACCTCCCGGCACATAGAAATCAGAAAGGAAATAAACCAATGAAAAATGCTATGACCATTTGCTGCCTCAGCCGCCAAATGAAACGTCAGTGCGAACGCATCGACGAGCTCACGATGGATTTGGAGTCGGTAGAAAATGTCGGTAATGATGATCTCGTAGAGGAACTCGGAGAACAGAGGCTTGAATGCCTTGAACAGATGCAGAGATCTTTGCTTATGCTCACAGGCCTGATTGCCGAGAGCGTAGAAGAGAAGACTGCGAATGCGGACGACAGCGCATTTATGGAAGGCGAGCTGACAGCGACAAAATCAGAGGTTGCTCCTCCTGAAGAGGAGACAGAGGCGTAAGGCATACGCCTTATTTTTATGCCTTGATTTTTTCGAAAGGAGGCGGACAGAATATGCCCCCTACACTCACCAAAGTAATCCGTCTTGACAATCTACCGATTGAGCAGACGTATTACACAGAAGAAGGATACTTGAAAGATCGACCGATTCTCACGAGTTGCGGCATCTTTGAGTATAAAAATCCTGATGGAAGCATCAGGCGGGAGCTTCGGCTTCCCGAGGATGTTTTCGCAGAAGAAAGCCTTGCATCCTACAAAGGAAAGCCTATCATCATCACACACGATGCAGGTATCGTTACCAAAGAAAATGTTGGCGAGCACCAGATAGGCACGATCTTGTCGGAAGGTTATCGTAGTGGCGAGGACGTTCGCGCAGAAATCGTTATCCACCAGACAGATGCGATGAAGCGGAGCAGACTCAAACAGCTTTCACTCGGTTACGATCTCGACTTGGAGGAGACCGCAGGAGAGTGGAACGGTGAACACTACGACGCTATTCAGCGAAACATCCGGATCAACCATTTGGCACTCGTCAGAGAGGCGAGAGCCGGCGATCAAGCACGACTGAATATCGACAGCCGTGACTCCAACACTATCCTTAAAGGAGGAAAAGCTATGAGTAAGAAAACCAAAGATACTCGTCGCGCCGACGGTCTGCTCAGCCAAGAGGAGCTTGCTGTGGCTATCGAAGAGTATATGGCTCGTCGTGCGGCAAGTGCGGCAGCCGACGAGGACGACGCTACGAAGCAGGCTGTGCCTGACGACGCGGCTCAGTCCGCAGCAGTAGATAGCGAGGGCGAAGTACCTGCCGACCCCGCAACTATCGAAGAGAAGGTCCAGCTCATCAAGGACCGCAACGCTGCCGAGGACGAGGCTCCCGAGACCGTAGAGAAGGCTAACGAGGTCATCGCAAGGAAGGATGATGATATGGGCGTTCTTTACGACATTATCGACACCCTTCTCGCCGAGAGAGATTTCGGTAAGGACTGCGGTACTGAGGGTGCCATCGCTACCGACGGCAAATGCGAGGAGAATACCGACGGTGCAGAAGAAGGCGAGGAGAAGGCAGAGGAAAACGCAGACGGTGTTGATGCTCCTATCCCCACTTTCGAGGCTCCCAAGGCCACATCGCAGATGAACGCCGACGCTGTTGACGCCATCGTTCGTCAGCGCATTCAGCTCGGTATGCTCGGCAGAACTCTCAACCTTGACGGTGTAGAGATGATGGGCATTCCCGATGCAAAGAAGGCAATCATTCTCGCAGTTCGTCCCTCTGCTCGTTTCGACGGCAAGAGTGAGACCTATATCGATGCTATGTTCGATATGGCTGTTCAGGAGGTCAACGCTTCCACCAAGAAGGACACTTTTTTCCAGAGAAAGCAGATGTTCAACAAAGACTCTCGATCCGAGGGTGAAACCGACGCGGACTCCAATTCCGCAATGAGTGCTCGTCAGCGTATGATCGAGCGCAGAAACAACAGACAGGAGGTCAAGTAATATGGCACAGACGAGATATGGTTTTTCCACTCCCAAGGGTGGTGCAGGCGGCATCCTCGACCTCGCACCCTATGAAATCAACACCTTCCTCAACGAGGAAAAGACTGGCGTTATGAAGCACGGCGTAGGTGTCGTTGTCGGCTCCGTTCCCGGCACCAATGCTAAACTCCCCGCAGAAGGCGCAAAGGCTACCGATTTCCTCGGTGTTGTTGTAAACAACAGAACCACCGAGCGTGATCTCGAAGGTGGCATTCACATCAAGAACGGCGCGGCTCTCGGCGTCATGCGATACGGTCGTGTTCTCGTTCGTCTTGTGGCTGACGTAGAGCCCGCTTTCGGTGATGCGGTTTACCTCATCACTTCCGGAGATAACGCAGGTTGCTTCACCAACGCCGCTGACGGCAACGTGGCAGTCAAGGCGAAGTTCGTAGGTGGCGTTGATACCACCGCCGCTGTCGCTCCCATCGAGCTTTACAATCAGGCTCAGGCTTAATCAAGGAGGTATAAGCAATGAACAAGAACAAGCACACTAACTACGATTCGGCTGAGATGAGAACCCTTCTCGGCTCCTCCATCCCCGCAGCGATCCTCGTTTCCGAAAACGTGCATTTCGACAGCGCAGAGGATGCTTCCGCTTTCTTTGCGCGTGAACTCGATTTCGTCAAGGCTCAGTCCTATGACGTCGAATATCCCGAATTTACTGCGCTGAACCTTTTCCCCACCTCTAACGAGGTTGATGCAGGTGCAGAGACCGTTACTTTCTACACCTATGACAAGACCGGTCTTGCAAAGGTCATCGACAACTACTCGACCGACCTTCCTCGTG